GAGGATCCGATGAGCGAGACGGTTGAGCCAAATCCCCACACCTACCCCGAGCCCGAGCACATTGGGGATGGGGTTTATGTGAGTTTTGACGGTTCCCAGATCTGGCTCGCTGTGAACCACCACGACAACTTGGTTGTCGCGCTGGAGCCCGAAGTTTTCAGAAGGCTGTTGGCCTACGTCGCGAGGCTGCGCAAGATCCACCTAGGAGAGTTTTGATGTCGCATAAATGGGCGTATCGGGTCTTTCAGAAAATGCTAGACCCACAATACAAATGGAGAACGTACCCGACGATCGCGACATTCGACACCATCCAACCGGCTGACCATTACGCGCGTGCCTTTGCACGCCGCCATGGGGAGAGCGGCAAACGGGACGCCATAGTCGTGGTCGCATCGAGGAAAGGAAAATGCGTGGTCGCCACGTACCTATCAAATGATTTCATCGTGGATAGCTGAACCGATATGACCAATGAACCCCATGAACCCCATGAACTCCCGCCCCGTACTCTGGTCTACTTGGATAGCTCTGGAACCCTGGTGCGCGTGTACGCTAGTCTCGATAATTTCGCGCCGCGCCAGTACTCTCAGACCCATGCCGGATACGAGGCGGCTCTACAGTTCGCTCGGCAGATGGCCGTCAAATACGGCGGCGAACTCCAAGAAGACGGAAGAGGAGAACTAGATATGAATGAACGTGACAGGCTGGTGGAAACACTGGCTCAAACGATAGTCCCCCGATTGTGGCACTCAGGGACCCACGCCGATCGCGAATTCCTACGCTCGAACACGCGCCAGGAACTCGCTGCGATTGAGGCGGCGGGATGGGTCTTGACCAAGGCCGACCCCAGCGCGTCCACAACAGCAGTCCCCAAGCTCGACACGCTCAACTCGCCGAGGGATCGAACGAACGACAAATTCGAAGAATCTAAATTCGGTCCGGACTCGGTGAACATCAGAGAGATGGCCCACGCTCTGAATAAGCTGTTCGCGTGGGGCGCGACCGCTGAAGGTCACGCATACTGGGCTGATGTTTCGGCGCGCCTGTTCAGCATGGCTCAAAACATCTCAAATTTGGGACAACGTCAGCCATAACCACAAAGGAGACACAACACATGATCCAAGGCACCAAGGTGCAGATCCCTTCGACTGCGGTCGTGAAGATCGAGATCGACCTTCCAACGGCGACGCTGATCGCTGATGCGCTGGGCTGGAAGGGTCACGACGAGGACGTCGCTTACTACGGCGACCACGCGACTGCGGAGGCTTTGCAGGAACTCTACGATGCGATCTACGGTGCGGTCTACGACGCCACAGTGGGCCCTAAGCTAAAGGGAGCGTACGACTAATAGACCCAATCGCCAGGAAGATCCGTAGGGAACGCCGACGGCGAGTCTGCTGACCAAGAGGAGCGACCAGATGACCAAGATCGGCTTTAAAACCAGCGATGACGTGCCCGCCCGTATGATCGGCCATATCGGTCGATTCAGGACGGACGCCGGTTGGATGACGGCGTGTCACAAGGTGTGGATATCCGCCACCTATAGCCCGGCTTACGATGTGCACTGGCTCACACGTGCGCGCGCGGATCAGATCATGGACGCCGAGGCGGCGGCAGCAGGGAACGCCGACGGCGATCCGATAACCTGAGGAGTGTCTACAATGATTAAATTCGACGTCAGAACCCGTTGGAGCAACAATTTGCAGTTTCGCGCGGAGATACCGTGCGCCGAAGACGCGCCGTTGGCGGTGAAGCTGGGCCTTGCCGTCAGATGGGCGTGCCTCAACGGGGTCAGCCTCAACGGGGCCAACCTCCGCCAGGCCCACCTCGCCGGGGCCGACTTCACCGGGGCCGACCTCCGGGGCACCATTCTCCCCACGGGCCTACCTCAGCGCCTCCGCGCGGAAAGGCGGGGTGCACCGCGTGGTGGCCGGGTATAGGTCTATCGCCCAAATGGCGGAGTCGCTCAGGACCGGACACCGCGCGCCGGAAGCGCCTCCAGCGCATTATCTTGTCGGCCACATTCGCGAGACTCGCGCCATGGCCGCCGGCATGCCGGTTTTTATGAGGCTGGGCGCGCAAGAGTACCGTTATGGGGAGCGGACAAGGCTGACGCGCATATTCGACGCCTACGAGCTCCTGGCGGGCAATGGGTGGGGCTCCCGAGACATCAAGGCTCTGCGCCGGATTGTCGCGGGATGGCGTCGCGCCGGCAAGATTTCGATCACCCCGGAGTTTTTCACCTATCACGAAAGACATAATGCCCGGGCCCTAAAGGCGCTCGAGGGCATTTTAGGGAGGATTCGCGAAGAGGATGCTTTGACCACGAAATTCGGCCGGGGCGCGATGCTCCTCGACCCGTCCAGGAAACCCATGGCCTGGATCACGCTGGCGGTGTGCCATATGCGCGGCCGGATCACGCTTGCGGTCATGTACGCGGCGAAGCGCTCGGGCCCCAGGGTGGCCGAGTCACGGATGCTGGCCTATGCGCTGATTCACGATCTCGTGCCCATGCTCACCGTGATGCAGATCGCCCAGCACTTCACGCGCGATCACACGACGGTCCTGTCGGGCATCAAGCGGGTGCGGGAGACGCCGCGCCTGTTCGCCGACTTCGTGGAGATGCGCGATCAGATGAAGCAATTTTTCGCCAACCCGACCGACATCATTAGCCCGCGATGACAAAGCATTGGACGCCGCTTCCCATTTTCTCGGCCCCCGCGCTTGGCGACTTTGGGGAGAAGCCAAATCCGCCGAAGCCAGCACCGCCGCCGCCGAAGATCACGAAACGGGTGGCGGGGCCGCTGCGCCCAGGCGGGAAGCTGGCAAGGATCAAGCCAGCGGATATCCGCCGTTGACATTTCAAGAGCATGGTGATTTTCTAGATGAGTTCCCGAGGGATTTCTCCCCCGGGGACTCCTGAAACAGCGGTTAGCACCGACTGTTTCGCGGAACATCCTGTCTTGGGCAAGAGGTTCACGGGCATAAAATGCCCCCAAACCCCTCCGCCGCACAAGATGTTTCGCAGCCGGACGAATTTTCTGAGGAGCATCTTTCTTGGCCACGAAACTGAATCGCACTACGCGGGACGCAGTAGACGCCAGGCGAAGCTTGCTTCTGATGCGGCCGACAACGGCCAAAGGCTCTAGCTCCGTAGCGATACCAACGGGGCGCGTTTCTCTCTGCTGTCTTTTTGCCACGTGCACTGGGGTGCAATTACAATTACGTGGACGCTTCCGCAGATTGTCGCAAGCCGCCAAGGCGAACCGATAGAATCCTCGACATTTGAACCGTGAGCCCCTCTAGGGAGGGGGGCGACCGCCACCGCAAAGGCCCCGCGATAGACTCACGTGAGTGAGTCAGGGGATCGAGGAGGATTAGAGAGAAACGGTCGGTGCCCCAAAACCGCCAAGGGGCTCTCCCCAGTCACCACGGGGAGATAGCGGAAGCCCGGAATATGTCCTTTTCACAGAAAGGAACAGAAAGGGAACAGAAAGGGCATAGCAGCCATGCACGAATATCAGTCGACACCTAAATGAGCATGACTTAGATTGCTCGCGATGAAACCCGAATCGGAGCAAACCAGCATGACGTTCCCGATTGATCGCGGCATGCCTTTTGCCTACAGGGCTTGGGTCAAATATCCATTCGAAGGGATGAAAGTGGGCGATAGTTTTTTCATCCCAGCCGCGCCGGGCGCCGAGGCCATTCGGGCCCAGTCTAAGGTTTCGAGCGCGTGGAGGAATCGCAAAAAAAAGGAAGAAGCCTACAGATCAGTGAGGCCGGCTGATGGCGGAGTGCGGGTCTGGCGGATCAAATGATTATGATTCTCATCGCGGCTTTTCTCCTGATCCTCGTTATCGGGGCTATCATTGTTCACGTTCTCGATCTCTAGGAGACTCCGCATGAAAACAAGGAAGAAGTCCCTTTGGACGCTCGCCGTTCGGCGCTCCAAGAACCGCCAGTTCTACGCCAGCATCCTGGGCGGCAACGGCAAGAAGGTTTTCACCAGCGAGACCTACACAAGCCGGCAATTCGCCGTGCGGGCGCTGGCGGTGACGGTCTCGGCCATTGCCGGCGGACGCTACAGGCTCGATGTCCACCTGCCACGCCTGCCGCGCGGAAAAGCCAAATGAACAAGCTCGATAAATTTGAGGAGTTCTGGGAGATCTACCCGCGCAAGATAGCCAAGATCGCCGCAAGGAAGCTCTGGGTGCGCTGCGTCATCAAGATGAAGCTCGACCCGGAGGCGATCATCGTGGGAGCTCGACGCTACGCCGCCGAGAAGAGCGGCAGCGAGCAGACATTCATCGCGCATCCGAGCACCTGGCTCTCGCAACAGCGCTGGACCGACGCGCCGGGCGCGCCTCCCCAAAGCGATTTAGGCTCCCCAAAGCTTCGCGATGATCGCGCGCTCCGGGTCATCCAGGAAACCATCCTGGCCACGGACATCCGCAAGAAGATCATGGAGCGAACGCGCTGGGAGAGCTGGTCTCTACTCGAGGAGGCCGCCGATCGTCTCAACTGCCCGCCGAGGGAGCTCTGGGGTTGCATCGAGGTGGATGTATGGAGGCGCGCTTGGAAGTTCGCGCTCGCCGAGGCCGCCGGTGGGGAGCCGGCGCCGGAGAGCATCAAGCCCACCAAGGAAGACTGGCTATCCGCCAAGGAGCGCGTCGAGTCTCGCGGCCGACACATGGCTGGCTTGCGAAACAAGCAATGGTCGCCGCTGCAACCAGCACCGATAATCAGAACCGAAAAAGAGGAAGGCCCAAATGCAGCCAATCATCCCGGAACCGAAATCAGCAGCGTGGCACGAGAAGCGCCGAGGCTCGATCGGGGGCTCGGACGCGAACATCCTCATGTCGGGCGACCGGCAGAAGATCCGCAAGTTGTGGGAGATCAAGACGGGGATATCCCCGCCGGACTCACTTGATGACGTGTTCCGCGTGCAGTTGGGAATCGTCACCGAAGCGTTCAACGCCGCCTGGTTCGAGAAGATCACCGGATTCCCGGTCATCGCGCGCGGAGACTTCCGCACCAAAAGCCTCCCCGGCTTGAAAATGGCGTGCAACCTGGATGGTGAGGTGTCGCTGCCGGACGGCACGAGCGCGGTGCTCGAATGCAAGCACACCTCGGCGATGTCCGGACTGCGCGAAGCCGTGGCGAACTATCAGCCTCAGTTGCATCACAACATGATCGTTACCGGCCATCGCCGCGCCTATCTCTCGGCGATCCTGGGCAACGACTGGGATTATCAGCAGATCGATTTCAACGAGTCGTTCGCCGCGACGCTAATCACGGCCGAAACCGAGTTCTGGGAGTGCGTCACGCTCAAGATGCCGCCGAGCGACACGCCCGAGAAGCACGAAATGCCGGAAGCTCACCGAGTCGTCGACTTCGAAGGCAACAACGCATGGGCCGCCGCCGCCGCAGACTGGATCGGGAACAAGGCCGGAGCCAAGGCCTATGACGCTGCGGGCGACGCCCTGCGCAAGCTGATCGCGGCCGATGTCAAGATCGCGACTGGGCATGGGCTCCGCGTCGCCCGGGACAAGCGCAACGCATTGCGCATCACCGCCATCAAGGAGTGAACCATGAGCGACCCCACACCCGACACCATCGAAAACCAGCAGGCCGCGCTCTATGCGGCGCTCGCCAAGGCGCAGGGGCAAATGCGCAACCCCGACAAGAACCGCACCGTCAAGGTGCGCTCCGACAAAGGGAACTATGATTTCGACTACGCCACGCTCGACAACGTGATCGAGACCGCGCGCAAGGCGCTGTCCGGCAACGGCATCGCCGTCGTGCAGGCGTTGGAGCGCGACGACCAAGGCGCGATGGGGCTGACGACTCGCCTGCTGCATGCAGACGGCGGCAGTATCGTCAATTTCATGCCCGTGGTCATGCCGCAGCCCGACGAGCGCGGCCGGCCACCGAAGATCCAGGAAACTGGCAGCGTGATCACCTACGCCCGGCGCTACGCGTTGTGCGCGATGCTCAACATTGCCGCCGAGGAGGACGACGACGGCACCGAGGGCCGAGACCGCGAGACGGCTTCGCGCGGCAAGGCCCCGCTCCCCAAGGCCGAGGCGCCGAAGGATGCCAAAGAGGGAACGCGAGACGCCTTCAAACGGATCAAGGCCGGGATCGTCGACGCGAGGGATGCGCTTGAGCTTGCCGAGCTCCTGCTGACGAACAAAGACATGCTCATGGCGATCAAGGCGGCTTCCGAGGAGGGCTATGCCCAGCTAATGAAGGCCAAGGACGATCGCGCAACGCAATTCAAGGGAGGCTGACATGGCTGATCGTCTGGACGCGATTTGCGGAATCAAGAACGAGAAGACCGACAAGACCTACTGGACCAAGGTGGGCGTGGCATTCCCGTCGAGGTCGGGAGGCGGGTGGTCGCTGTTCCTCGACTACATCCCCATGCAGCGAAACGACCAGGGCAAGATGAGCATCCTGCTAGTCGAACCCAAGGACCGCGACAGCGATGACCGGCCGCCGCCGCGCCGGGACCACGACGACGATAGGCCGTCGCGACGCGCACGCGACGAGGACAGACCCGCCCGCGACAAGAACATGGATGACGAGATTCCATTTTTTTTCAATGGCTTCGTCCCATATCTCGGCGCGCTTATAACAGCAGTTGCGGCTGTCGCATGAGAGAATGGATCTACACAGGGGCATGGCGGACGGAATTCCCGTCTCCATTCGATGAGGATATGTTATGCGCATCAGTGATTCCCAAGTCGAGGACCACCTCGACGGACTCGAGAAGCTCGGACCCAAGCTCGCCGCAGCGCGAGCCGACGCAGAGTATTTTTCCGACTACATCAAAACCGTCTACGCCGCAGAGTACCTGCGAAGCGATCTCCCGCGCGTTGGGGACAAGGAAGCCGAGGCCTACGCATCGGACGCCTACGTCGCCGCACTTGGGGAGAAGCGCAAAGCCACGATGCTCGCCGAGACCCACCGGCATGAGAAGACATGGCGCGAGTCCGTGATTGAGGTGTGGCGGACTCTCGGGGCTAATGAGAGAGGGAAGATATGACCGCCTACATCCTGATCATCATCACGGGGCTCGGACACTTCCCGCTGGCAACCTTCACCGCCATGCAGGATTGCGTCGCCAACGGCCAGCGCATCACCGAGCGCGAGCGGCCCAATCCGAAGACCTACCACGCGTTTCTGCGCGCCCATTGCGAGCGCATTGAGCTGACACGATGACCGACCCCAATGACTTCCCCACCATGCCGGACGACTGGAAGGTCGCGGGCGATCTCCCCAAGCGCGACATGCGATCGCCAGAGGAGAGACGGATCGGCGAGCTCGAGGCCAAGCTGCGTTTCGCGCGGCTTCAACTCGAGTTGATCGGCATGATGACCGAAAATCCCGGAATACTCCGGACCGTGCAGGCGACAGTCGATTTCATGGGAGACTAGAAATGGCGTCATGGAGGCACGTATGCGTATATGCATCTTGATGTTGATGTTGAACGGCACCGCGAGTTTTCCGGAGTTCCGGGTGTTCAGTTGCCGGGAATGCTGGGAACTGGCGTCGGCATACTCGGCGCTCGGCTTCGGCGTGCGTTCCGAGTGCTTCCGATGAGCCTCGTCCCCAAGGAGATCGCCGAGCGGATCGCCATCGAGGCTGCCGGCTCGGGGAAACTCAGGCCACGGGCTCGCGCGGCCCTGTCGGCGTATCTGAGATCCCTGCCGGAGACTTCCCTGAAAGCGATCATCTGCGGCGATCTGTTCCTCCTGTCGAGCGAGGGGCGTCACCCAGGAGACCATGCCGTCGCACGGTCATGGCTGGAAATCATATTCATGGCCATCGCGGCCAAAAGCCTGGAAGACCGCTTCATGATGCAGTTTCCCGAAAGGGAGTCCCAATGATCTGGCTCACCACCCTAGACGGCTCCCGGTTTTTCATCATGATCGATCACATTGTTTTGGTGGGCCCAGGCGTGGACCGCGGAGCGATTGTCTGCACGGATGGGGAGGATGAGCGCCAAGACGTGAAGGAGACCCCCCGGGAAATCGCCGCCATGCTTTCCAGGTTTTACGAAAGCGCTGGGGAGACTACCGCGCCGTCCCCTTGAGCTTGTCGAAGCTGCGCAAGGCACTCATGCCGAGCATCCCAAACATGAGTTCGTACAGATTGCCGTCTAGGTTTGGCGGCTGGGGAATCGGATGCCCGATTATGAAGCCGAACCAAACCGCAATCGGCGTCAGCAGATATTGATACAGAAGCGCGATCGCGCACACCCAGCCGATCATCGGCCGCCAGCCGGCGACGAACACCGAGCTCGATGCGGCCTCCGCCTTGTTGACCTCGATCTGCGCGAGGTCGCTGGTTTGCAGCGCGGCGTAGAGCTCGATGATGGCCTTCTGCCGGGCTTCGGGATCGGGCAGCACGCGCTTGAGGATGGTGTCGAGCAGCGGGCCGATGACGGGGAGGAGAAGGGCGAGCATGTTATTTCACGTTGGCAAATCGCTTGATCAATTCGAGGACCGTGCCGTCCCCGACGAGGAGCAGTCCGATCAGAAAATACAGCATGTATTCGATTCTGTTGATCTTGCCCCCGAGATTGGCGTGGCCGATGTTCAGCGCGGTGTAGCGCTCGGCGCAGATGAGCTCATGACTGGACAGCCGGGTGTCGGTCTTGCTGGCGAAGTCGCGCGCCTCGGGATCGTAGCCCCGGATCTCGTGGGGGCGACCGTCTTGCGTGTTGTTCATAGTAACAAGCTCCGTTTTGCTCATGAGTCTCACACCCGGGATCTAGTCCCCGGTCCCTGTCATGTCTTGATGATATAATTGAGCATCATGCTGGGCTGCATATTCCTGTGCGCCCCGCCGCCGCCGGTGTTTGCGCTATCTTCGGTTAACGACGCGGCGGTCCGATCGGGTTCTCGTGCGGCGCCTACCAAGGCGAGGCCGCCGCCGGTGACCCAGTTGTAGACCGCATGAGCGTGCGCCGGGATTTCCGTAGTGAGCAAGGTGTGACTCTGGGACCCGCCCGCGGCCCCGAGCGTCGTGCCCACGATGCCGGACACCGCATTCGTCACCCGGCTGGCAGCCGCGCCGCCCATATCGTCGAGACCGACGCCAACGCGGCCACGAAGATCCGGAACATTGAAGGTCGTGGATGCGTCGCCCGCCCCGTAGAGCGTGCCGATGACGGCGAACAGCGCGGCATGGGTGGTGCGGTTGCCGCTCGCGGTGCCGTCGCACAGCAGATAGCCCGAGGGCGCCGCCGAGCCGGCAAACATCGAAATCACGCCGGCAGGAGTGCTGACCGCCGACGGGATCAGGGACTCGACCTGAGCCGTGGTCGCGGCCGCGAAAATCTGGAGCCCCACCGCGCCGGCGCCCAGCGCGGCAGTCGCCACGGCCGTTGTGGCCGCCGTGAACATGACGGCGCCGAACGTCCCCGCCCCGAGCTTTGAGACCGCCGCCGCCGTGGTGGATGCCCCGGACAGGAAGACCTTCGCGAAGGTGGCGACCTGGGCAAACCTCACGGCGCCGGCGCCGGTGGACTCGACCAGGCCGGTCCCGCCGGCATCCCATGCGGTTCCGAGCGCCGAGAGGCTTGCGGAGTAATTCGTCCACGAGTCGAACATGTCCGCGAAGTTCGCCGAGGTCGGTTGGAACTTGGCGATCCACAAGGCCTTGAGGGCGGCTTTGGTCAGGGCTGTCATGGCGAAGGTCTCGTGAGTGAGGGTTTCGCGGGGGAGTTCAGCGCAATGTGATCGAGTCCGCGCGGGTCACGGATGTCCCTGAGTAGGCGATCGAGAGCGATCTTCTCCCAATCCTTGCGTTGGGGAGCCTTGGGGAGGGATCTGGCGAGGCTTGCGGAGGAGTGAGATCCCGATCCCCCTCCCCAAGCCGTCAGGAGATGCTCCGGGCGATCGAATCTGTTGTAGGGCGCGCCCATCGGCAGCTTGCCGCTGAGGCGCGTGGCGAAATCGGTCTCCGCCAGGCGAGCCTCGGCCTCCCCATAGAGCCGGAAGTAGCCCTCAAGAAGCTCGCCGCGGGTATAGGGCTCCGCCTTCAGGTCTCGCCCGCCATGCCCGGCACGGCGCATCTGATCGACATATTCCTCGTATTTCAGGCGAATCGCCGCATCGTCGCCGGCGCCGCGCTTGGCCGCGCCCGACAGGATCCGCTTGAACTGCTCGAAGGTGGGGATTTCGTTTGAGCTCATGTCGACGTGCCGCATGCCGCCGGGGACGCGGGCCATCGTTGCGGGATTGCCGCCGCGCGAGAAGTTCTCGTAGCCCTGCACGCCATGCTGGATCTCGTGGAGCATCACAGACAGGCGGCTCTTGGGGTCGAGATCGCTGCCGAGATGCATGGTGTTGGCGCGCTCTTCCCACGCGCCGCCTCTGCCGGGGATTGACTTGACCTCAGCATGCTTCAGCTGCGGATAGGCGGCGTAGAGCTCCGGGTGCTCAAGGAGTCGGGAGATCCCGATCGGCCCCGGGGATCCCTCGGGCGGCTCGCGCAGCCTGACCTTCGCGGGATCGTCGACGATCTCCTTGCGCCAGGCGCCTTCCGGCCCGCGATAGGCGCCGGTCTCCTTGAAAATTTGCTCGCGCACGCTGGCTGGGATCCTGCCGGCGGGGTCGGCCAGGGAGTTCCCCAACATCTCCTCGGCGCGGGCGAAGGAGGCGGGATCGACGCCCGAGAGCGCCTTGCGACCAGCGATGATGCCACCCAGCGCAGGGAGCCCTGGGAGCACGCCCAGCGCGTTCGCCATGGTCTCGCCGGTCCTGAGCCCCGCATCTCCCCAGCGCCCTCCAGCGAGAGCCGGACCGATGCCGCGAGAGCTTTGGATCGAGTCCCTCAGTGAGGCCGCATCCGAGGTGCCGGGGACCACGTTTTCAAGAGCCCAAGCAGCCATGTCTCCGAGCCCACGCATCGCCCGGTAGGCGTGCGGCCCCATGTAGTATTCCAGCCCCTTCGGCGACGGCTCGAAATCCGAGCCCTCGAACGGGCGGCCATCGGTTGGCGGCGACGCCATGTCACTTCTTCGGCGTGTACTGCTTGTTGCGCTTGGCGGGATTGAACGGCTGCGCCGGGATCTTCACGCGCGGGATCGGCTGATGATCCTGGAAATCGAACTTCACGCTCGGCGTGTCGCCCTTCGGGATCTTGACGATGATGTCGGCGCTGGCAGGGCCGTCGTCGTAATTCATCTTCATTTGCGGCCTCCCTTGGAGGGCTTCGGCTTCGTCTTGAGGGCGAGGGACAGGGCAAACCCCTTGAGGGGCGTCACCTGGGGCTTGGGCTTCGGTTTCTTCATTGGCGTCCTCCGTTGGGGATGTCTTGCATGCCGAACATACTGCCGATCGCGCCGCGAGTCGTCTTGCCCCAGGACGACGGGGTCTCGGGGACTTCAGTGCGGTCTTGCCGGAGCAAATACTGCCCCAGGACGACGCCTGTCGCCCGGCCGGCATTCGTGCGCTTCGCCGCGGTCAGGAGCCGGGCGAACTCATCGGGGTCCAATAGAGCCCGGGCCGTCTTCTCCCGCATGTGCTCACTCAGATTGTTGACCGCGTAGTTGTAGATGCGGGATTCCCGCGTCAGAGCGCCCAGGAAGATCCGGCTGCCGGTCTTCAGTTGGCCGACCACCGTGGGGGCCATTTCCCCAGCGCCGGTGATCTTCTGAGACGGCGGGTTGAGCGTCTGCATGGCCTCCGCAAGCTTCCTCAGCCGCGTGCCGAATCCCGGGTCCAGGACATGGGCGAGCCAATCCGCGCGGCCGGGCTCGTCGAGGAACTTCTCGAACTTCTTCGGGTCGACGGCGCGGCCGGTCGCCTGCTCGCCCTCCACGGAGAGCGACTGATAAATGCGCTGCCGCGCCATCGCCTGCACGTCCTTGGCGGTCTCGGGGGAGGCGCGGCGAAGGCGATCCATGGTGGTCTGGGCGTTGCGCGGATTGGCGTCCTTGAAAAAGCCATCGAACCACTTCGATTCATCCATGCCGGGCTTGAGGCCCATCGCCTTGCGGGTTTTCATCAGGGCGGCCGGCGATAGCATCGAACGGATTTCTTCGGGGCTGAAGAAGTTCCGCAGCGTCGGCTCGTTGTCGCTCACCGCGCGCTTGAGCGCATCGGCCGCGACATCGCCGCCCCCGCCCTTGGCGGTGCGCGAGATTTCCCAGCGCATCATGGCGCGAACGGCCTCGCGCTCCTTCTCGTGCTCGGGGCCCTTCAGAATGCTTCCGACCACGCGCGCGGTTTCGGGGTCCGAGAAGATCCGCGAGCCGGCCGCCTCGTCCCCAACGGCCTTGCCGCCGCTGGCGTTGAGCTTGAGCCAATCGTTGATCTTGGTGCGCCGGAATTGCCCCTTGAGATCCTTCCAGAGCCCCTCGGCCTGGTCGAGCTTGGCCGCGACTTGGGGCCCGTCCGGCAGCTTGGCGATCAACCTGGCGCGGTCGTCAACCAGGTTTGTTTCGAGCTTGGAGAGCATTTCGAGATCGCCGTTCCACTCGCCGCGGTAGGATTTCCCGATCGCGCGGCGCAGGGACTTGAGGCCGCGATCGAGCTGGTCATAGGTCAGCGGACGAAGCCGCATGTCGCCCTTGTCGCCGCCGGGGATCTTTTCATAGGCCTCGCCGAACCAACCCTTGATGAGCTTGGCGTCTTCCTCGGTGAGGTCTTTGAAGACGTCGCCCTTGAGCACATCGCGATAGGCCTGCGCCGCGATGTCGGTGTGAAGGGGGATGACCGTCTTTCCGGCGAGCTTGGAATCCACCTCGGCGTAGATCACCTGCGCCTGGGCCTCGGCGGCGTCTTGCGCGCGCTTGAGCCCTCCACGCACGGCCTCGCCGGCCTGCGGAAGATCGGGGTGCAGAGTCGGGCCGAGTCCGGCGAGCCGCTTGGAGGTGTCCGGCGCTGCGGCGCGCACAGCCCCGCCCATCGCCTGGTCGCCCAGCACAGGGCGGCCGTCGCCGCGGGTCAGCCCCCTGAGCTCGCTTTCCCCATAGACTTCTTTGGCCTGCGCCCGCTCGCGGAACAGCCTTCCCGCGTCGCCCGGCGCAGAGGAAATCTTCTGCTCGAGCGCCGCGACTTCCGCTCCAGCCGGGGTTTCGCCGACGACATCGCCCACCTTCAACAGCGGTTGGGCTTCGGAGTCGAGACCCGCCGCCCGCTTCGCGAAGGCCTCCTTGAATTGCTCGGGAGTCATGTTGAGGTCCGGCATTCCACGGCCACGGAACGCTTTGTAGAGGCGATAGGCAGCCATCCCACCCGCCGCGCCCAAGGACTCCGCCCCGCCCCGCTTGGCCGCCAACCATATGTAATCCATGGCGGTGAAATCCTTCGGGAGCATGCCGCGATTTTTGCCCTCGTTGAGGCGAAGCATTTCGCCCACAAAAGAGCCCGCGAACGTGCCGCCGAGTGCGCCGGCCGTATTGAGGCCGGTGACCATGCCGCCGAGCACGCCACCGCCCATTGACCCCGCGATGGGAAGCGCCTCGCCCTCCAGCGAGCGCAGATCGCCCATGGATACCCCGCCGCCCTTGTTGCGAACCGTCATCCATGCGGGAGGATCTTCGCCTGGCGTCGGGTTGTTGCGGCGAAACACCGTCTCGCCCTTGAGGGGCCCGGCGCTCTCGATATTCCGGACGTCGACATTCGGGCCGAATGCCCGCTGATAGCCGCGCTCGGGGTCGGGCGCATACCCGGCGTTCGACCTGATCTGCGACGGCGCTTCGCCCTTCACCGCGCCCTCGGCGCTAAGCTGGTCGGCCTCGATTTGCCCCTGGTCGGGCGCAGAATAGACATCCCCGCCGATGCCGCCGAGATTGGGGTCCGGCGGCTGGACCACATCCACCATGGCCCTGTCGGGGGTCATGTACTGACGTCCGCCGCGCGTGACGATGCGCTGCCCCGAGCGGCCGCTTTCGGCCAGCACTCCGGGATCTTGGGGAGGGGCATTGATTATGGAGGTCCCGGGCGGCAAGCCAGTGCCTTCGAGCATGCGCTCATCGCCGATCAGCTCGATGGCCGGCGGGGGCCGCCCAATGCGGGGGTCTCGGACGCTCGACGCCTTCAGTCCGATCTTGGCGTCGAACTCCTCGCGCGACATCTTGTCGGCGTAGAACTTCGTGAACATGCCGGTGGCGAGCGTCGCGTCATCGACGTTCTGATACGCCGGGAACTGCTCCCGATACCTGGCCAGGACCTCGCTCACTGGAAGATTCCGAGCGGGTCATCCTTGGGCTCAACCTTCTGAGCGTTGGGCCGAGCGGAGCGCGGGTTCCATGGCGCGGATTTCGAATATTTGGTGGATCGGACCTGACGATCGCGCATGCGCTCGGTCATTTCGGCTTCCGAGTCGTCGAGCACCATCCTGATCGACACCGGGTTGCCGCCGGTCGCGCCCAGGCTTTTCATCGCGCGTGCGACATCCTGCTCGGTCAAGCGTCCACCCGGCTCGCGCGCCGACGCTAGCGCATAGGCCAGCGTGATGAATCTGGCCTGCATGACCTGCGCATTGGGGCCCGTTTTGACAAACGTCGGCAGCAGCGCATCCCAGGCCTCGATGTCCCCGAACTTGTTGCGCAGGGCGGCCGATGCGCGCGGGGCGCCGGTTTCGTCCGTGTCCTTGAGAAGTGCCGTGACCTGGGCTCGGATATCGGACAGGAATCCACCCGCCTGGCCAAGCCAGCCCACGGTATTCGCGCCGTATTTGTCGAGGTCGCCGCGGATCCTGTCCATCGTGCGGACGACGGAGCGCGCTTCGATGTCGGATTGCTCGAACTTGTCGATGTTTTTGGCGTCCGTGGTGGCGTTCCCGGTGCCAACCTCCACCGTGGTCGTGCCATCGGGATTGGTCGTGACGGTCAGCCCGCCGCCCTTGCCCTTGCCGGTGAGCTTGGCGGTCTGCGTGTCGTGCATCAGCTTGCGGCTCTCGGGCGTCTGGGAGTTGTAGGCGCGGTCCCATGCGGTCTTGGGCTTGGCGATCCGTTGCTCGTAATCAGGAGTCCCGTCGTCTCCCATGGGGAGTTCGGAACCGCCGGCCAGGGTGCTACCGCCCGCGCCCCGGCCGCGCCCGGCGACCCTTCTCCCCAAGCCCTGGCGACGCGCGTCCATGATCGCTTCCGACATCAGAGACGGCAGCTCGTTCACGTCGAGATTGGGGTTGTCTTTCTGTTTCTTGGCGAGGAAGGCATACATGCTCGCTTGCGCCATCGCGGAATCATCGAAGCCGTTGCTCGCGGCCTTCACCATGGCCTCGATGCGCTGCGCCTTATGGTTGCCCTGACGCGAGGCCTGCTCGGTACGGCGCTGGAGCATGTTCGCCATTTGGCGCATGTCGCCGCCCCCACCCATCTTGGACAGGCCGGTGATGGCATTGCTCAAGTTGACGGCTTGCCCGACTTCACGGCCCTTGAGCTGCTCGGACGCCACCGCGTAGGGCACTTTCCCACCGCTGGAAATATCCTGGCTGAGCGCCGCGCCGATGCGGCCATAGCCCTTGTCGCTCTCCATGTTGCGCAGGCTGCGCTCGAGAATCCTCGAAATCCGGTTACGCGAGTTCGCCATTTCGCCGGCATAGCTCGGGGTCGCGCGGCCCTGGGCGCCCGTGTTCATGCCCTGCAAAAGGGTCGCAATGTCGAGCCCGCCGGAGCGATCTACCGGCAGCGTCGGGGTTACGGGATTGGCCCCGCCCTCGCCGTCGAGGGTCTCGTCGCCCTCGTCGATGATGTCGTCCATCACCGCCACTCCAGCATGCTCTGCCCGCCGTCGCCCCAGGCGTCACCCCCGCGCGGGCCGTAATCGCCACCGTAACCGCCACGATAATTGTTGATGTCCGCCGAGACCGGGGACGACATGCCTCCCCAACTCCTCCCCAAGGCTCCGGCGAGATCGCGGCCGGCGCCGAACACCCCGGGGAGCACACTGTCGCGGCGCTGCTGGCCTTCCCACTGGAACGGGATCTGGCGCTGCGCGAATCCGCCGGATTGAAGCTGGCCGGAGAGCGCAGTGGCGAGATCCGCCTTCGCCGCGTCGTCGGCGTCGGCCCACTCGTTTTGCCCGGCGGTCATGAACGCGCGGGCCACCGCCTCGTCGCGGCGGGGATTGCGGGCGATGAACGTCGGCCCGTTCGGATTGCGGCGCGCGGCGCGTGTCTCGGCCTGGATGAAATCCTGGATGCCCCGCAGCCGGGCGTCGCGCTGCTGTTGCAGCTTGGTGTTGGCGATGCCCATGCGTTGCGCGTTGTTGGGGTCGGACAGCGCCGCGGACAGGGCCATCGATCGGGTAAGCGCCTCGCTGGAGGCCTCCTCGCCCTGATTTTCCTTCCGGCGCCCGAACATCCCGGCGATCCCGGACACGGCTTGCCCGATCCCGAGAAGGTCGCCCGCGAAATCGAACATGCCCATGTCAGCTTCTCCCGTGTACTTGGCCGTAGATCGTGAATCCGGCGAGAACGTCTGGACCAACCGCGTCCTTGGTGCGGAATGACACCCGAAAATTCTGGCCCCGCCACCGCAGGGGAGTCTTCTGGCCGACAGTCCGGCCCTTGCCGATGGTATCGGTTCCGATGATGAATGTCCCAATGGGGCGGCCACCGATGTCGTCGGCCGCCGTGACGGTCACGGAGTCCACCGAGAGCTGCTCGAAATCGCCGACCGCTTCGATCGTGTAGACCGTTTTCCCACCGACCTCGTAGTTGGGGAGGATGTAGCTGCCGGTCTTGACGCGGGTGCTTTTCTTGGGCTCCTCGAGCGTCAGCCAGCCCGGCTGGTATTCGGTCTCGTAGGGCTCGCCGTCGTCGGAGTAGATCCCTTGGTCGAATGTCAGGATCTTCCCGTTGCTGCCCCCGAACACGATATCGGCATTGTGGCGCACGAACATCGAGCGATAGGCGCCGATGCCGCCGTCGAAGTCGGACCAGCTCGCCCCCGCCGCGACACGCCCGTCCTCGAGTACGAAGTTCGCGTAGTTGTAGACGTAGATTACGGACGAGATCTTGACGAGAATCCAGCTCCGCCGTTGATAGTTGACGACCTGGATCAACCGGTTGTCGAGGGTCGAGCTCGCCACTTCCTTGATGATCGTGCGCAGCGTGTTCTTGAGCTGCTCCGACAGATTGCTGCGCTGCAAGTTCGAGGTGTTCACGAGCAGGCTCATGCTGAGAAGCCCGTCCGGGGACACGAACGCGAGATCGTTGCCGGTGTTGACGAACGCATCGGGCGACACGATCCCCTGCGGGAACAGGCCGGCGGGGGTCAACGCGCTCGGCGTGACGCCGGAGAACGCGAAGACGTTTTTCTCGGTGCCGACGATCAGATAGGTCTGGAACGTCGCCAGCGATTTCGCCGGATCGGCGCCCGGCTGCTGCGCCCCGATCGCCACGGTCACGCTATCGAGGGATGTCGAATCGACGGTGAAGTCCTGGATGTCGTTGGCGCCGGAGGCGATGATGCTGCGGGGATTGCGCGAGTCGATCATCCATGCCCGGCCGTAATGGACATGAATCCAGTCCGCGATCGGCATGGCGCTCTTGAGGAAGATCAGGGAATCGCCCGCCGATGTCGTCGCCACGCGCGGCTGCACGAAGATCCCCGAGGAGAGGATTGAGGTGATGAACATCCCACAATTCTTGGTGGTGTTCTGCACGATGTCGCCGACGCGGGCCTCGGTGTTGAGCCAGTTGGGGACGCGATCGGCGGAGACCGCGATGTAGGTGTTGGCCGCGCCCGTGGTCGTCGAAACGATCGTGGCCACGTTGTCGGGGATGCCGCCGTCATCGACGATGTTGAGCTCGATCGAGTCGTACATTTCGTAGGTTTCGCCGGTCGTCGGCTCCCCGCCGATGCCGACCCCGGAAACCGGAGACACGGTGTTGCCGAAGCCCAGCGCGAGCGCGGACATCGGCGTATGGGTGACGCGGACGGACGTGACGGCGGTGATGATGCCATAGGTGTTGTGTTTGACGTTGAACACCACGTCGCCGATCGTCGCGAAGGTCTGGCTCGCCCAATTCGTGATGTCCGCATCCGTGAGCGCCTGGGCGGATGTGCCGGCCGTGGTGTAGCCCTGCTCCATCAACGCCTTCAGCGTTTTGGGAACGGCGCTCGCGGCGTTGATGTAGACTTGGCGATCATGCCCATTCCAGAACGTCAGCTTTTCGGAGAACTGCACGGCGCGCACGGGCGCGGCGGTCGTGAATGTGTAGATCAGCGTCCAGGACGCGCCATCGTTGCGGTAGACCTTGCCATCGGAGGATGCGAACAGCGTCGCAACGCCATCCTTCTCCACGTATTCATGAATGCCGGTGACAATGCCGGCGTCGGGGAGCCGCGCCGTGAGCGCAGCGGTTCCCTGGCGCTTCTCGGCGCCGCCGGCGGCGTTAATAAACCTGTTCCGAAACCGCGTCGCGTAGTCGAGCGGGATCTCCGTCTCGGTGAAGTTGGTTGCGAGCCCGCGCTTGGCCACTTCATAAATGCGCTCCGAACACATTGCTAAATGCTCCGGTGTTTGTCTGATGTGGCAAGGATCTGTAGCTCGCCCATATCAGCTACGGCTCGTCATGCCGGGCTGGAACCGGGTGAACTCCCCGGTCTTGGCCGACTGCCTCCCCAACGACGAGTTGGCCAGCTTCATGTAGCGGCCCATTTGCATTTTGTATTGCTCGGTTGGGGCGCCGCCGGCTTCGTCCAGGATGGTCGCGGCGAGCAGGCCGGCGACCAGCACGCGGCCGGGGAACGGCACGACCACGCCGTCGTCGGTGCTGGCCTCGAGCCGTGGCGGGAGCGCCTGGAATTTGACGTGCGCGATCGTCCCGGCCGTCCTCGAGCTCGGGCGCGGGAAGATGCCGACGCGCGGGTTATTGAGGCTGTCGATGCCCTCGATGCAGTAGCGCGACGGCGTGCCAAATGAGCCATTGCGACTCAGCATCCGAAACTCGGCCTTGTCGGCGATCGGCTCCAGCGGCGCCACGCGTCCCGAAAGGGAAACCTCCTGGATCGAGTGCATATACCACTTGGCGGTCACGTTCGCGGTGGTCGCCACGGAATAGACGGCCTCGCCGGAAACCAGCGTGAAGGCCGCCGATGCGGTGAGCTCGTTCCACGTCCCCATGTCGAGGAGATCCTCGATCACGCTGTTGAGCTGGTTGATCATCGTCTTAGTGAGCAGGTTGGCCGTCGTCACGGTGACACGCCGGACTTTCATCGAGTCCAACACTTCGTTTACGACTTCGAGAACCGTCATGTAGGGGGAGAGCGGCATTCAGACCTCCCGCGCCCGCATGGTCATCTTGGTGAAGGTAACGTTCGAGATATTGAGCGTTGGGGAGATCATGGGCTCAATGTACGAATTGGCCGTCATCATCACCATCGCCCCTATATGGCCCGCGAACTCCGCCGAGTTGGTGCTCATGCGAAGCTGGATTCCGCTCTTAGCGAGCGATGCTCCATTCTTGCCGAGCCTGACCTCGACGGTCTGCGTGACCGTGACCGGCGTGATCGTGAAATCGACCTCCACCTGAATGACCTTGTTCGTGAGCCCGGTATAGGTCAGCCGGCCGGAACCGTTATGCGTGAACTGCGAGAGCGCGACGTCGGACGAGGTGCCGACCTGGGCCTGGACATAGCTGTTGAGCGCGGTGACCGCGACGACCCCATTCGAGACGGCGAAGCATTCCGCGCGCGCGAGGCCAAACAAGTTGGTCGCCGTGAGGGTGACGATCGTGGCCGCCGTCGCGTTGAGGATGGAGAACGTGCCCGTGGCGCCGCCCACCGTTGCCGCCGAGACCGCCGAGAACGTCACGCCGCCGGCGAACGTGACCGCGCCGGAGATCGTCTGCGCCGTCGTCTCCGCGAGGTTGAGCTGCGAGTCGATCAGGTTTGCGAAGTCGGTGCCGGTCGGGCCGTCTCCGGTCTCGAACGCGCTCTTGAGGGTGGCTTTGTCTTGTGAGGCCATGAATCACCCGCTTGGTGGGAAGGGGCCGCCGTCAGGGAAGACGACGAAGGAGCACGCGATTTCCATGGTGCCGATGCTGGCGCCGACGAAAAGGGCGTACCCGGGGAAGATCGGGCGGAGGTTGCCGGCCGCATCGTAGGGGGAGCCAGTGACGCATGACTTGGCGGCAGGCGTCTCCGGGCGCACGAACGGAACAGGAGAGGGATCGGATTTGGCAGTGATGAACCACTGCGGATCGATCGGCTCGTTCTGATCCTTGCGCACATAGAGCCCGTCCCAACGTCGGACCACCTGATCGGAGTAATGGACGAACCCGGACTCGTCATCCTGGACGAGCCAGCGTCCTTTCCGCCAGCGATTGCGTTCTGTCCACCGGGCCACCTGATATCACCGGTATTCCGACCCGGCCTGATTGGCGGCGAACGCAAACGTCCCGGCGCCCGAGGTGTGGACCGTGAAGCGGAAGCACGACACGGCGTCCTGCACGTTCACATTGAAGGTACTGATCGCGCCCGAGGTAATCTTGGTCCATGTCGCGCACGCCACGTTGCGCGAGAGCACCGGGTATTGCGTGAAGGACGCCGATACCGCCGTGGCCTGCCCGGCGCCGGCCGTCTTGTTGAACGCGACCGAGAAGTTTGGGTAGAGGTGGGTGTCGATCGGCCAATAGAAGGTCGCCGATGCGGTGCCGACGCCGGCGGCGCCCTGATGCTCGAAGAGCTTGGTGCGCATCGCCGTTACTCCTTCCCTGTCCAGATTGCAGGGTCCATGCGGGCATAGACAAGCTCGTAGACCGATTGCGTGGACATGATCGAGATCGAACCCGACAGCGAGTGCTGCGAGACGTAGACCGGCAGATCCGAGCCCTGCACGACGCCGCCGGGAATGGTGAAGTTGGCTGTGGTGGTGATGAGCGAATACCGGCCGGCCGCCGAGCACGACGCCGTCCCGAGATTATCGGACGCGAAATCCGGCAGCCCGGTCTTGGGGGTGCCGGCGCGAGATCGCATTTCGCCGGGCATTGACGTGCGCAGGCAAAGAACGATATCGAATAGTGCCGCGCCCACCGGCAGAACGCCGATCAACTGAGACGAAACGACGCCGCCGGTGTTCGGGGAGACCGTGGTCATTTGCGAGAAGCGCGCCCAACCCGCCGCCTTGGGCGGTTCGGATGTCCCGCGCCTGATCCCGCTACCGAGCGCATTCCTGAATGTGGTCGCCTTCTGCCCGACCGGCCCAAGGAAGCCCGCGCGGTCATCGTAGTGCGTGTAATTGGTCTCGACCGCCATGGTGGTCGACAGCGCCGTGATCGTGCCGGAGGTCGTGAGGATGCTCATGTAGACCGCGGCGGCCGAGCCGGTGTTGTTGCGCGCAAACGGGAGGGTGTGCATCGCCGTCGCGAGCAGCGCGGAGTAACGCCCCGTCCCGGACACCGTGACCGAGCCGAGATTGTCGCCGCCGTCGTTGAGCGTGCTGAAGCGGACCAGCGCCTCCGCTCCGAGGGCAGCAGAGATCGCGATCGAAATGCTGGTGATGTGGCCGCCGATCGGGATGGTCGCGACCTGTTGCGCGGTCACGGGCGCGGCCGTGGGGATGGCGCGCTGAGTCTGATGCGCGTAGCCGATGGTGCTCGACAGAATCCCGGTGCCGCGATCGATGCCGGACGCAATCGGGCCGATGAAATGCGTGGCCTGCTCCTTGTAGCCGAAGTTGCCCTGGGTCGGGTCGCGGGAAAGATCAAGACGCGTATAGATGACCTCGATGACGGCGCCCGGACCCAGGGGTGCCAGCGAACCGGAGGTTGCCCCGGTCGAGAAAAAGACATTCGTGGTGCCTGCGCTTGGGGAGGTCCTCCCCAACGGCAGCGCCACCATCGCGGTTGTCATCGCGACCGCATATTTCCCTCGCGCGGAAACCGTAACCTGGCCGAGGTTATTGGTGCCGTCCGCCGTCGTCGCGAACCTGCAAATGGCCTCACCGGCGAGAGCGGTGCGGGACATGATGTTGATTTCCTGCAACACCGCGTCGCCTGGGAGAGTGGCGCATAGCAGGCCCGTGACCGGGGCGCTCTGAACCGTGGTCAGCGTCGTGAAGCGCAAGCCCGCGACCGTACGCGTGGTGGGGACTCCGGTATCGATGCCCGACATGATCGGGCCTTGGAATTGCGTCTTGTATGGGACGGGCATTGGAGTTCCTTCAAAAGAGTGGGGCTGGGACCTTCAACCGCGTTGCGAACTGCATCGCGGAGCCTTCCCAGCCATTCAGTCCCTATCCGGACCTAGGAATGCGATGGCTGAGGCTAGCAGCGCCTCGCTGTGCCGCAAGGCCCCTACTCCCCAAGGACGGCAGAGAAGGCCCCGAACCTTCCCGGTCTCATGGCAATGGTCGACAACAAGGGCGATCTTTTTGCCGCGAATGATCGTCTCCTCGGGGCCTCGCGCAAAGGCCCTTCTGGCGATCGTGCATGGCGACATGGTGATGCCGTGCAGTTTTCGACTTTGCAAAGCATGAGGGGCTCCGTTTGATGGGAGCCCCTCTTACCGCTATCGCCGCTTTGTTATAACCCATAACAAAGTGGGGTCAGGCTCCGGCCGACGCATAAGAATATCTCCAATCAGTCACGCCGACGCCGAACCGACCCGTGGTCTTGGTCTTCAAGATCTCGGTGTCGAACTCGTTGTCGCGCGTGATCTCGGCATTGCGACGACGGTAGAACGTCGCGCCCGCCTTGGCGTTGGTCAGGAGGAACCAGGCGTCAGGGTCCGTGAAGAACGGGTTGACGATCAGTTCCACTGCTCCAGCCATCGGGTTTATGTCGTTGTCGGCGGAACCGACAGCGAACTTCGTGCCGAGGATCTTCTCGGCAATGAAGCGATTGGTGGGCGCGACCGCGAGCTTCTCAGGCATCAAGTTGATCTTGAGAAGCGAGTCGTCCTGCCAGTCCATGATGTCGATATAAGCCTGCTCGAGGCTGGCCTGTGTGAGGTCGGCCGCGACCGACGGGATGTTGCGCTGCGTTCCACCGCGAACATTCGGGTGGTTTGACGCGAAGAACGCGATTCCGTCGGCCGTGAGCATCGTCGAGAAGCCGAGGTTGAACACCGCAGCGGAGACGATTTCCTCGGCCTGCCGCATCGACTCCGCGAGCATGGCCGGGACGTTGTTGATCACGTTGTACTGCTCGTCTTCCATCAGCTCTCGCGTGATGGTCGTGCCGAGCGCGTAGGTCAACATGATGTATTCGCGCTGAAAGCCCTGAAGGATGTCCACAAACGCGACCGAGTCCGCGTGGTCCTTCTCGCCGGCAGCGCCGAAGCCGGTGACGCCCTGCTCTTTTTCGAAGGCCTTGGTGGCCTTGCGCAGGATCATCAAGCGCTTCCACAACGGAGGATAGCGCTTATAGGTGTTCGCCCAGATCGTGCTGATGCCGGGCCAGAGGAGTTCCGGGAGGTTGCCTTGTCCTGTGGTCATGGGGAAATTCCTCCCTTACGAGCTGGTAAAGGCGTGAAGCGCAATGCGCACTTCGACATCGATACCCGCGTTGCCCCACGCCGAGGCCAGGGCATACGAGCCGAGACCCTGACGCTCAGTCGGGGAGATACCGATGACCTGGAACGCCTTGATGCTGGTGTCGGCGGAAGCCACCTTGACCATCATCTGGGATGTTCCGGCCGCCGTGTTGATGGCGTTGCCGGTGAGGGAGACGTACTTGCCCACCATCGTCTCAGCCGCCGAAGCGTCGCACTGGACCATAAATGTAGTAGCCTGGCTGTCGTAGACCGTCGCCCATCCCGCCACCGCTGCGGGCAGGAATGGCCCGTTTGTCGGCTGCGTGAAGGTAAGGGGTCGCCCGGAGTCGTTGTAAAGATCGGAGATAACTCCAAGGCATCGACGGGTGGCGATCGACCCCGCGCTGAGCCTGGCGATGCCGAGGCCGGCGCCGTTGAGTTCGACGGGATCGCCGACCGCGATTCCAGTCTGGTTGCCGGTCGCCGTGACGCGATAGACGCGGGCGCGGGGCTGACCTCCGTGAAGATTGCGAATGGCTTGGAAGCCGAATGGTGCGTCCGTCATTGGAGCGCTCCCTTATTCAATGGTGATTTCGCCATCCACCAGGACTCCGGTGGCGGCCCGAATCTTCTTCTTGTCCCGATCCTTGACGCCCATGAGCTGCTCGTTGGCGCGGTTCTGGTAATAGGCATCCCGCTCACGCGCCATGCTCTCCGGCATCTTCATGAGCACCATGTCCCTAAATTCCGTGATCGAGCCGCCGTCTCCAGCGCCACTCTCGACAGAGCCGGGGCGAGCGTGTCTGGCATCGCCAGTATCCGCCATCGCCCATCCCTCTGCCTTCTTGCGGAGCACGTTCGCGGCGTCCGTGTGGACCCACTTGATCCGATAATTCGGATCTCTGCTCTTGATGGCGAGGGGTGCGGCGGGCTTCCAACTCCGGGTGCCCTTTGCGACTTTCTTCGCCTTCTTCTCGGTCGGCTGCTCTCCGGCGTCCAAATCCGATGCTATCATTTCAGTCCTCCACCGCAATGCCCCTACCCGCGACACCGAGGGCAGTCTTCTGCTTCAGGTATTCCGCATGCGCGTCCTTGGCAGTTTTCGAGACCGAATAGCGCCCGACACCGGTGAACATCCGCTCGGCGATCTCCTTCTCCTGGGCGGTGAGAGCCTGGGGTCCGGCCGCGCGCGGCGATGGCCTGCCTTGGGGAGAGGAGAACGCGCGACGCACGGGAGTCTCGTCTCCGTCGTCGGAGGCATCCTCCTTGGCGATGCGCTTCATGCGCTTGTCGACCTCGGCGAGAATCTCGCGCACCGTCGCGCCCTCCATGTCCTGGCGCGCTGAAATCTTGCGGATCAACTCCTGGGTGGCCGCGAACTCGGCATGATCCCGATGCGCCCATGGCCGCACCGGCTTGTCGTCATCGTCGAGTTCATGCTGCCAGCGGGCGAGGATTCGCAACTCCGTGTCCGTGACCAGGGACTCCGGCACCGGCTCGACCTTGGCCTCCGCATCGGCCTTCTTGGCCTCGATCTTGATCTCGTTGAGGCGCTCGTTGACCTCGGTGAACGCCTTGGTGTCGCCGGTTGCGAGCGCCGTATTGGCTTCCTCTCGCAAGGCGGCCAACTCGTCCCGGGTCGTCTTGTCCTGGTGTGCCGATGTCAGTTTGCCGATCGCCTCGGCGAGCCTCCGGTTCTGGTCCCCGAGCATCCCGAGCTGCCGTTCCACCTTTTCGGAGCGCTCATTGGCCTCCTTGGTGTGGCGGTACAGACGCTTGAACCTGGCGAGGATTTGCGGGTCTTCGATCTCGACGAAGTCGGCGCCATCAGGCTCCTTGGTCTTGACGGGCTCCTTAGACGGCTCTTTGGTCGCGATGGGCGCTGGGGCCGGGGGAACATCGTCGTCATCGATCTCGACGCGATTCGTCATTCTCTCGGTAGCCATCACGCCACCTTTTCGGCGGCATCGTCAGAGCCGGTGATCAGGCCGATGACGTCCTCCTCCATCATAACGAAGTGGCCAGGCGCAAAACCGATCTCCTTCGCTGCCCATTTGCCGAACAGCACCCGGTCGCCGAGCTTGACGATGGCGCAGTCCGCGCCGACGCCGACGATGGTCCCCTCATCCGGGATCTGCTTCTGTTCGACGATCGCTGGAACTGAAAACCCAACTTTCCGCAAGGCCGCGTACTTTTGGGTGATGGTCTGCTGTGCGGTGTCAACCTGCACTGTGATCCGCGCAAAAAGCGGAGTGAGCCTCTTCGCCATGACTTCCTCTGGGGAGTGATTCCCTAAGGGAAGCCTATTGGTTTTCAGAAGCGGCGGAAGGGGGGAGGGTCAGGCCCCCGGAGGGGCCGTCCAGCGGGAGCCGTTGGCGACAAGACACGCGAGGCCATCGGATCGAATGGAGAGGATCGACCAGGAGCCGGAGGAGGAAACCACGATTTCAAGTCTCGCGCCGCCATTGGTCATCGCCGTGGCGATCGGCTTCTCGCCGTATTTCTCCTCGAGCCAACGTAGGAGATCCATGTATGGGCCACACGGGATTTGCTGGGCAGACGCAGCCGTCAAGAAGAGAACGGAGGAGCAGAACGCGACGAGGGGGATCAAACGCATTCTGCTCCTCCTGGCCATCCGAGTGAGGCGCTCGGACGGATCTCGCTAAGTGACCAAGTTGACGCTGCGGATGATGCCGTCTCCGCTATCCCACATTATGCGCACGACCAGGGCGCTGGTGTTGGTGTAGAGAAACGCGCCGTTGCCAAGGTCATACTTGATCAGGTTTTCGACATTGAACGTGCGGCGGACAGCCATGGGGGCGGCGTTCACGAGGGCGTTCATGGCGTCACTCGTTCGCCAGACACGCGCGAAACAGCGCGCGATCCTTGGCTCGCGTGTCGCGCCAGGTCTGGCAATAGTTGTTGTAGCCGCCGGGGGCGCGGGCCGACGCGACGGTCGCCGTGGCGCCCACGCTGTCTGCGGTGTGCGGAGTCGGCGGGTCCGGGGGCGAGGGAGCTGTGGCAGCCGCGAAGGCAGGCGAAGACAGGAGAAGCAGAGCCAGGAGAATGCGCATGTGAACCTCTCAAAGGTAGCGTGAAATCGAGCCGTAGATGTCATCGAACTTCGATGGGTCGGAAGCGGGCTTGCCTAGGACGCTCTGCCAATACTGATGCTCGATCGGCAGTGTATAGGGCTGCGCCTGGGGCTTCCCGTCGTCATCAATGATCCCATTGTTGAGGAGGCGAGCATAGTACCGTTTCACCGGGTCGGATCGAAACCCGGAGTTCACCCCTTGCGTGCCGTAGGTCGAGATCAGCGCGCGGGACTGGAGGTCGCTCATGCCGGGTCCGAGGAAGGACGAGATTTCCTCCGGCACGCCGCCGGCATCGCTGCGGCCGTATTTGGGACCGGGGTTGGAGACCGGCGTCGCTCCGATCGCGCGGCCGACGCGATCTCGGTCATAGCCCGCGTCCTCTCTCCCCATGTCGATACCCGCGAACTGGTCGCCGCCGAAGCGGGCGGCATTGCCGAAATCCATCGCTTCCGCCGGAGCGGAGCCGTAGATCCCCATCGACTGGAGCCCGGAGTTGATCGCGCCGCCGAGCGCCCGGGTGCCCTCGAGCATGCCCCGGCTCGCCATGCCGAGGCCCGGGACCTGCCCCGTCAGCGCGTTGAACATGCCTTCCTGGGTGCGCGGGTCGAATTTGCCCGCCAGGCCAGAGAAGCTGGTGGGGAGTCCGAGCATGCCGGCGAGCTGCGCGCCGAAGCCGTCTTCCACCGGAGAAGTTGGCCCCCTGCCGAGCCCCGGAGAAGTTCCGAGTCCCGGCTCACTGGAGAAATCGCCTTCGCCTGGCGTAGGAGTCCCCACGGGGGATTGTCCGATCCCGGGCTCACTGGAGAAATCACCGCCGCTGACGGCGCTCGCGTCATCTCTCCCCATGCCGATACCCCCGGTCTCACTGGAGAAATCACCACCGCTGTGGGCACCGTCATCAGCGCCGAAATACTCACGCAAGCCGGAGCGCGGATTACGGGTGCCGGAGCCGCCGAGCGCCTTGAGAATGGCCGCCTCGCGCGGGGAGACATGCGCCAGTTCTGTATCCCCAAAGCGTCCCTCGGCAGCGAGGCCTTCGCTCTCTTGGTCACGCGGAATCATGCGGCCCAACGCGGCTTCGAATTGTTGGGGACGACTGCGGCGGCGACGCTTCATGAAGGTCACTTCTCGATGTGGCGGCGGATCAGCACGAACGCGGCTTCCATGCCCTGGGCGCGCCCAAGACTAAGCATGTCCGTCGCCGCGCGATAGGCCCCCACCGTCTCGGCATCCGCGACGGTCTTGAGCAGCCATTTTGTGGCCGGATGACGTCGCCAAATTTCGATCTCGTCGGCGTCCATATCCTTCCACAGGGGCGTCATTTCTTCGGCGCTCCGCCGCTCATGGCCTTGGTGAAGACATCGGCGCGGGCCTTCTCACGGTCCAGCCTGATCGCGGCGCGCGACTCCGCCTTGCTCAAGGCGTGGTTGCCGGCGAGTTCCGAGGTCCGCGCGTCCCGCTCGTGTGCGGTCTTGGCGCGGGACATCTCGATGTCGCTCGACATCTTCGCGCTCTTGAGGCCGGCGTTTTGCCGGGCCATTTCCTCGTTGATGCCCATTTTCGTCATGGCGACCTGGGCATCGACCTGGGATTTCTGCACGATGGCGTCGCTCTCCACCTTGGTCTTCTGGGCGAGCAGGCCGATCTTCTGCTGCTCGTTCTGCTGCTGGCCGGCCATCTTCGCCTGTTCCGCCTGCGCCTTGGCCTGGATCGCCTGCACCTTGGGGTCGGGCTGCGACGGGGGAAGCTCCTTGACGTCCTTGGGGAGGAGCTCGTCGATCGAGTCGAAATCCATCTCCTCGAGCAGCCGGCGCGTGACCTTGAGGAGAACTTCGGGCCGCGATGCGATCAGCGGGTTTTTCAGCGCGAAGTCATAGAGGAATTGGGCGCGCTGGATGCGGGTCTGCTGGCTGGACATGCGCGGGTCGGCCACCGGCATGATCATCATGTCGTCGCGGAAATCCTCCTCCTTGACGAAGGCCTCCTCGGCGCCGGCCGGCGAGATCGCGACGAACCATTCCTCGCCCCGGAAATACAGGCTGTTGAGCCGGTAGACCTTGTTGAGCTCCTTGCTCCACGAGTTGAGAAGGAACTCCTGGACCGAGGTGAACAGCATCAAGCCCTGCTCCACCATGGTCATGATCGTGGTCGGTTGCATGACCTTCTGGATGTCCCCGGAGAGCGCGTCCGTCGCGGCGCCGATGCGCTGGGCGCGGTTTTCAAGCTGCCCCATCGCCTTCATCAAGCCATCGCTGGGAGGCTTGAAGTCCATTGTCTTGATGCCTTTTTGGATCTGCTCCGCCGAGGCCGAGACGGTCTTGAACGATCCCAGCTCGAGCTTCACCGGCCCCTTGGAGACGTTGAGCTCGTCGCTGATGAAACCGCTCATGTTGCCGTGGATGGCGAGCGTCGTGGCGTCGATGTACTGACGCAACATCTTGTTCATGGCGATGTTGGTCTTGCCGATCAGGAAGCCCAGGCCGTAGCCGTAGAAGCCGTCCGGGTTCACCAGGAATCGATAATGCGTGTATTCCTCTATCGGCAGTTTGCCATTCGTGGGGCGGCCCAGATCATCGACGTCGTAGCGGACCTCGATGCGCAGCGTGACGCGCGCGGTCACGTCGACCCACACCTTGTAGGGCGCGGCGATGCCGTCGCCGTCCAGGTCGAGATCGCGATGCTGCTCGACGATCTCGCTGTAGTCCTCGGAGTCCGAGAGCGAGCCCGGCTTGACGCCGCCGTCGCTGTCGGCCTGCTGTTGCTGAGGTTGGGCATTGATGCCCTGCGCCATCGGGACCGGCACGACGGAGAAGTATCCCGCCTTCGCCCGCCAGCGGCCCTCGTTGAGACCAAGGTGGATCAGCTCGGTCTTTCTCGGCACGTCCTCGATGTTCACCGGGCCGGCGCTGTAGGGCACATAGAGGTCCTGCGCGCGCACCGGGCGGACCACGATCTTGTTCATGACCGGGTCGAAATAGGTCTTGGAGAAATCCGAGCCGTGGATGGCGACCCGGAGGAGCATCGCCGACTTCTCCTCCTTGTAGGTCTGGTCGCGCGTGAACAGGCTCCATTGCAGATATTTCCCGACGCGCTTGGCCCGCTCGCTCATCGTGGGGCTCTGCTTGCCGACCGCGAGCGCCGTGATCGGGTTGCGGCTGGGGAAGAACGCCTTATAGGCGCGGGCCTGGAATGAGTTGCAGCTTTCGGTCAGGAGCCCGATCGACTCGTCCGACGAGTTCTGCCAAGGCGGATTGATCGGGGCGTCGCACTGATTGTAGACCGCCACCCAATCGGCGTGCATCGAGTCCCACTCGGCGCGGCTCGAGCGGTCGGCCTCGAAATCCTCGACGCAGATTTCCGCGATCGCCGCCAGATCGGCCTCGGGGAGGGAGTCGGCGATGTTGACGAGCATGCCGCTCAGTTGTTTCGGCGCCTTGCGGGGCTTCTTGATCTTTGAGGAGTCGCCGCGAAAGTTACTGGAATCAACCATTCTTCACTCCGAATCCTGAGTTGAGTCCCTGCCGGAGCCTACAGCCTTCCGGGCCCCGCGTGAACCGCCCGGCTAGTATGAGTCGATCTTGGGGAGTTTGCCCTTGGTGTTCTCCCACAGGAAGGCCACCATGCCCTCGCCATGCGAGTCCCAGGGAATCCATGGCGCTTCCTTCATGAAGCGGGTGAAGTCCTGCGCCTGGGAGAGAATATCCCGGTCAGTCAGGAACTCCTTGTGGGCGCCCTGAACCGCCATATCCATCATCACATATTTCGGCGTCCCGTCCTGGTGGCGGGCGTTGCGATCGACACTGCTGTGATCGAGGTGGCAGGAATCGAAGCCGTACAACCCGATCGACCCGAAGCCGAGGAATTGCCAGGCGAGCAAAACGGTCCTCCCCGCCGACGAGGTGCCGCCTCCCATCAGCATCGCGGCGTGCTCCGGGGGCAGGATTTTCTTCTCGTCCGCGCCTACGGCGGCATGCCAGCCGATGATTTTGCCGCCGCTGTCCAGCAGCTTCTTCGTGACGCTGGGGTGGACCATCGACGCCACGAAATAGCGCACGCCGGGATGAGCCTTGGGGATGAGGTCACGACGGGAATGGCCATGAGTTGAGGTGCCCTCGTGCTCGCGAGGATCGAGCAGCACGCATCCCCAGGGGATGATGCCGCTGGCGATCAGGTGTTGATGCGCGTGCTTGACGCACAGCACATAGGCGCCGGCCGCGATCTCTCTGCGGATCTCCGCCATGGTCTCGGGGAAGTGAATGCTGGGTCCGCCGGAGACCACGATGGCGCGGTTGCGGTGGGGATAGGTGTTGGTGATCCATTTCGACATCAGCAGCATGTTGGCCGTGATGTTCGCGTGGATCTCCTCGTTGCTGACGCAGTTCTGCGTTTGCAGCAGAAAATTCGTCTTGTAGGCATCCTTGGAAAGCTTGGTGACATCGCTCTTGTTGATCGGCGCCAGCATGCGGTGGGTGAAGATCGGAATCGATACGGGGATGTTGGGGAAACCCGCGGGAACCGCGATATGGATGAATCCCTTGACCGCCGTTTCGATCGAGTCGAACACGATGAGGTCATTGACCACCGAGTTGACGCCATGAAGCGTGTCGTCGATGTGAGACCCATGGGCATCGGCGGTGTAGTAGCCGTCATAGATTTGCAGCGTGTTCGCGTATTTGAGAACGGTCTGTCTGATGTTATCGATGCCGTGCATGCCGCATTCGATGATGACGACGGACCCGGCCTCCGGGGCTGTCCTGGGCCACAGACAGGGCTTCGCCTGGATGCGGGTCACCCCCCTGCCGGCCGCCAGCATGCCCAGGATGCGCTCATTCGAGCACGGCGGCAGCTCGGTGAACTTCCGGTTACCTTTGCGATGCGTGAAGAACGAATGCAGCGGGCTCACCTCGAACGCGTCGAGGCCGTGCTTGCCGCCGCCCCTGGGCGCCAGATCGAGCCATTTCGAGCCCTTGGCCTCCATGTGCGCGAGCACCGCCGCCATGAAAACATGGCTGTCGTGGTGCTCGGCCATTTGGAGCACCGCGTCGCTCGTGTAGAGCTTGATGAAGCCTTGCAGGAACTCGATGCCGCCACGCCTGAGATTGAACGCCATGAAGCCGCATTCCGGAGCCGACGCGGTGCCGGAGCGGGAAAGCAGGACGCCGTCATGATCCTCCAACAGGATCGAGTCGAGAAACTCCTCCGTGATACGGTCGCGCGTGGTGACGTCGCCATCGAGCCAGATCAGCCAGTCCGTATCTACCGAATCGATCGCGACCTTCAGCGCGAAGACCTTGTGAGCGAAACGAACCAGATCCATACGAAAATCATAATCATGGTCATGAGGATTCATCCTCCGGTGCGCGTGGCGAGCCATGAACGCGACGAACTCGGGATCTTTTTCGAGTTCCGCATCGGTGATGACGACCGGCCGCATGCTCGGCGGCCAGAACCGCGCGGCGGAGGCGGACCAGTCGTCGCCATAGAGCGCGGCGCCCGCCGGGGACCACGAGGTCACGACCATGACATTTCTGGTCTTGTTGGGGATTCCGAGAGCGGCTCCCCAATTCATGGAATCATTCATAGGCGCCTCTGACCTTCATCATGTGATCGTATTCGTTGTTCCACAGCCCCGAAAACGGGACGTTCTTCATGTGCTCAAACCACGGCCCGCCGTCCGTATAGTGCATGAGCTTCGGCTTGATGGCGTGCTTTGTGTGCCCAACGAGGAAGTTCCAGCCCGGCGACAATTCACCGATCTCGTTGTCATCGAGCCACGAGAATTGATGCAGGTCGCGCCCCGGGGAATGGTTGATCAGATTTGCCGTCAACGCCCTGTTCGAGGCGTGGCCGCAGTTGAACGCGATGACCGATGACCAGTTCTTGCGCGGATACGCGATCTGCGGCTGATCGTCCATCTTGGTTTCGTTCTGCGGGATATGGTTCTGCTTCACGACCATGACCGCCCTGGCGGTGTTGAACTCGAGTTTCATTTGCCCGATGTCGGCGAGCGCCAGGATGTCGCAATCCATGAACACCGCCCAGCCTTTGAAGTTCATCAACAGCGGGACGAGGAACCGGGTGAACGCGAACTCGGTGGCGAAGGGGCGGCCGTCGCGCAGATCGCGGAACCTGCCGTTCACGGTGTCGATGATCCAAGGTCGATCGAACAATCCTCGCGCACGCAGATCCTTGTGCTTTAGGGGTTGGATGTGAAGCGGGATCGAGGATTTGCGCTGCAAGGAGAACGCACAGACATCGTAGGCGTCGCGCTCGCGCTCGTCGTAGCCGATGAAGATTTCCATGACGTCGCTCATCTTGGGACCTCGAACAGGGGGAATTTCATTTCGACGATCAGGTTGATAAGCAGCCGCGGGAAGGGGCCGGGCAGGCGCGGCGTGACGTCGTGCAGGGAATGCGGGGTTTGCAGGAACGCGATGCCGGTGTCGACGCCATAGGGCACGGTGAGGATATGGCGATAGGGAATGTCCGGCGCGAGATCGGTGGTCCGTACGAATTTCGGGTTCTCGGCGGACAGAATCCGCAGATCACCGCCCTGCTCGTCGCCCGGGTCCTTCTGGTAGAGCAGCATGGCGATCAGCTCGCGCGGGTTGTCGATATGGGGGATGCTGACCTTCCCAGGCATGGTTGCCGGAGTATTGATGCCGATTTGGAAATCGAGAAGCACGTCGGCCCCGCTGCTCATGTAGCGCCGGCCGGCGGTCCACTCGTCGATGGGCTTCCCCACTCGGCTCTCGATGTCGGGATAGCTGGCGAGGATCGCGTCACGGAAGCTTCGGAGATAGAAATCGGACCAGTAACTCTGCGAGGTGCAGGCCGCGGCCAAGACCTTCCATGCCGGGGCGCGGAAGGTCGTGAGGATGGTGTTGACGCTCATGTCCACGCGCACATTGGGACGGGTCTCGTCGCCGGCGATGTCGCGCCAATCAGGGCGCGGGATGCCGATCTCGTGGCGCAGGATCGCGAACGGAAACGGCGAGGTGGATAGGGCGACGATTTCAAGTTTCATAGGCGATGCGCATCCCCGTGGACTCGATGTCCGCCAGATAGCGCCCCTGAATGGGCGCGCGAAACGGCGTGTCCTCGGTCTTGCGCAGCGCAACGACCAGGAACGCCTCCTGTTCGCCGATCTGATTGCGTACCTCCTTCAATAGCGACGCGGCCTGCTTGCCATCAAACGCGTGGAGGGAGCCGGGCGCTATCTCCACGTAGCGACCATCGCGGCCACCGATCCAGAAGAACTCGAACGCGTAGTGATTCGCCGCCGCGAGATCGCGGAACAGGATCGGGTTGTAGTTGAAGAAGCCATGATTGATCCACGGCGTGAAGGGCAGGATGTGCAGCATGCAGTTTTTCGAGAGCTCGTGGATGGTCCTGAACAACTGCGCCTGGTTGAAGATGTGTTCGCTGGTGCCGTTGTTGACCACCAGATCGCGCGGGGGGAATCTTGGACCCTCGAGCGGATGATTGAGGTCCGCGATGTCGGCCTCCATGTTCGAGTTAACATCTATCGCCCGATAGTTGCAGCCGAAGGAGCGATAGAAGTCGCCGGTGCTCTTGATGGCCCGCCAGCCGGTGGCGGTGAAACGCTGGTTGCCGATGTCCCACATGCTCTCTGCCGGCTGTTTGCGTAGCAGGGCCGTGGCGGCCATGCAGGCCAGTGTGTGCTGGGTCACCGCGTCACCAGGGTTTGCTTGTGCTCGCCATTGGCGAGCCAGCCCGATGGTTCCTTGAAGATCACGCCGAACCCCATGGTGGATTGCGGGGTGCTGATCATCAGGCAGCGCAATGGGATCGACGCCGCGATCTCTCCCCAAAGCTTCTGGACATCGCGATGGTTGATGTCGTGCAACACGATCATCTTCCTGGCCATGGGGCCGTAGTTCTTCATGTCGGCCGAGACAACTTCGTAGCTGTGCCCGCCATCGATCATGACGACATCGTATTCGCCGCGCGCCCTCTCCACGGTCGCGGGATCGGTGCTGTCGCCGCAGATCGCATGGGCCTGGGTGTGGGCCACCGCTTCATCGAACAGCGCCTTGCTCTTGGCCTCGCAGATATCGACGACGGTGAGCGTGCCGTCGACCGCGGCGGCCAGGACCCACAGGCTGCCGCCGTTGGACGTGCCGATCTCGAGATAGCTCTCGCAGCCGATTTCTCTCATGAGAGAGAACAGCGCGAACAATTCGCGTTTCTCCTGCACGACGGTCGGCAGTCTCTTGCAGGAGGCTTCCCAAAGCTGTTCAAATCTTTCGTTCACGCCACGTCTCCGGGGTTTTGTCGTTGATGATTTCGAGGGGAAGCGAATAGTCGAACGGCGACGCGATGATGCTGTTCGCCATGTCTCTCAGGCATTTCTCGAGATTGCCTTTTGGGGAGAAGCTCAGCATCAGGCGCGCCTTGTTCGAGCTGCAAGTCGCGATCTTCATTTCGAGTGGTCTCGCCGGATAATAGGTCGGCTTGCGCCATGCAAGATGCGCCGCCGCGTGACACAGCCGCGCGAGCTCGTTGATCGCGATGCCGTCGCCATCGGGGCCGATATTGATGATCTCCCCGTCGACGTTCCAGTCGAGCATCCTGACCAATGAGCCGATGCAATCCTCGATAGGGGAGAACCGCCTGACCTGATTGCCGTCGCCGTAGATGATCACCTCTTTCCCGGAGAGGATGCGATTGAGCATGATGCTCGCGACGTTACGGTAGGGGTCCGTGTATTTCTGGCGCACGCCGATGATGTTGTGCGGCACGGCGATGACGTGCTCGAAGCTGTGCGCGCGCGCGAGAATCCGCAGAGTGTCCTCGGCGGCAAGCTTCGCGACGCCATAGGGGTCAAGCGGAGCCGGGGTCATGTCTTCGTCATAAGGCGCTCCCCACTGCTCCCCATAGCGCGCCATGGAGCTTGCGAAGATCACGCGCTTGACCTTGTGCTGGGCGGCTGCGGAAAACACGGCGACGCTGCCCTGGAAGACGCTGCCGGCGACCAAGGCCGGCGAGAACACGCTGAGGCCCTCGTGGGGATGGCAGGCGAGGTGGTAAACGATCTCGGGACGCATGATGTCAAACACGCTGTGCATCAGATCATGATTGCAACAATCGGCCTTTGTCATGCCCGCTTTCCCCGGCACGTTGCGCATGGCCCCGCCGCTCAGATCGTCGATGCCGGAGACCGTGTGCCCTGCCGCGATCAGGGCGTCGGCGAGGTGGCTGCCGAGGAAGCCGGCGATGCCGGTGATGAGAACTCTCATGCTCGGGTCAACCGGCGCAGGATCGCAGCGTCGGCCTCGCGATAGTGTTCGGACATCCCAAACAGCGACTTGTCCCGCTCGTGCCAGACACCGCGGCGGATGCGCGCGTGCGTCTCGTCGATCACACCGGTGAGCTTGACGGTATCGTGGCGCACCATGATGTCGTGGGCGTACTGGAAGCGGCCGATGCGATGACCTACCGACTCGGTCCATGTGTCGACGCACCAGTGATGGAAGATCGGCGGGCAGAAATAGCCCAGGGCCGCGATCCATTCCTTGCTCACCGCATAATGCGGCACCGCGCCGTGCGAGCGTCCGTCGTTGAATCCGACCGCCAGGATGCGATCCGAAAAGCGCACGAAGCGCTCACGCAGCATTTCGTCCCAGCCTCGCGTCTCGAACAGGATGTCATCGGCGCCGAGGATCACGATGTCGGCGCCGTGCGAGAGCGCGTAGTCCGCCAGCGCGTTCCACTTGAACGTTGTGGGGGTGTCGTCGGGGAACAGCAGGACGGGCGCCACGGGATGGGGCTGGGGATCTCCTCCCTCGAGTCCGACATAAACCTGGGCCGCGTCACCGATGCTATCGATGGCGCGGCCAAGCTGATTGGGGCGTCCCCGGGACGGTATCACCACCGCGATGCGCATTGCCTTTGTCTTGATGTTCGATATCGCACTCTGAGGCACTGCGATCGATATTTTCATGAAACACCTCACCGGATGCAGAATTGTGATCAGGCCATTCGACAGCCGGTGGCGATGGTCTCCTGGGTATAGGGCTGCCATCCGCAGCGGCGCTCGATGGAGGCCGCAACCAGTTTCTCAAGATGGGTTTCCCGGACGAAGACCGTCGTGCGATCGAGGCCGGCGAGGTTGATCACAGGGGTGGGGAACAGGTCGCCGAGCGTGGTGACGCCAGGGACCGCGCCTTGGATCTCTCGGTTAGCCAGCGCGCGGATGCCGTACACCGAGTCCGTGAAGCAGTGCAGGTTGCGGTGGGGCTGCCTTGAGGAGCCGCCGCGCAGGATGCCCTTCTTGGGGTGCTTGACGTTGCCCGGGTTGTGGATGCGCAAGCCGGGGGTTGGATCGTTGACGAGCGGGTCGAAAATGTCCACGGGATTATCCTTTCTGGCCAATGAGTCGCTTGAGAACGCCGAAGCGCATGTACACGCGCGGCTCGATTATAGGCTTTCCCGGCGGTGGGTCGACCCTCACGACCAGCATGTCGGCGCGTCCGAGCCAGCGCTCGCCTGTAGCCCATGCGTCCTTTTTCCTCTGTTTGCATTCGACGATGGCGTGTGAACCATCCGGCAGGGTCATGCTGACATCATGAGGGAAGGCCTCGAACGCGCCTGAGCCCGGCTGGCGGCGAGCGGCGAGACCGATGTTTTGCAATTCGGCCGTGACCCATTGCTCGAGCTTGCGGCCCTTGGCCTTAGCCGATTTCGCCTTGATCATGAGACCTACTTATTTTCTTGGTTATGATTTTGACCATGCGTTTCATTCAGCGGACAAGTAATCGAATGACCACCATGCCGAGGAAGGCGCCTACGATGGCGACATAGGCGAGCGTGGGGATGCGGGAGAGCAGGCCTCTGATCTTGTCCATTTTTCACCTCGGGATGGTTTGATTGTCGAGCATGTGCTCATAGGCCAGGCCGGTGCGCAGTTCGATGAAATCGAATGTTCTGCCGGCGAGATAGCAGAATAGGACTGAGCGGGAGTGTTTCCAATCTTCATCGGGGAGAGCCGCCATCCCGTTGGACCACAGGGAATCCACCCAGGTATTGCGCACCTCGAGCCCGAGCTCCAGGGCATGAAGCCCGGCGGCCGAGTTGAAGCTGACGAACATCCCGACCTCGGAGCCGACGCCTCTCTCGCCCTTCAGGATTTGGCGGACGGGGGCATTGGGAAAGTCCGCATTGAGCTTCGCGATCTGCTTGGCGTCGAAATCCCCCGGCAAGCCGTAATAGGCCGCCATGTAGGAACTGGGAGGCTGGTAAAGTATGGTGTCTGTTTCTCGCCATCCCCGCCTGGCTTGCAAATTGAACAACCCTCTCGCCACCAGGAGTTCGGCGCGAACGAAGTCCTTCGGAGTCGGGGCGCGGACTTGCCGCTGGACCTGCGAGTTCAGCGAAAACCGAAAATACCCCTCCTTGACGGAGTTGAGGTTGCCTGTGCGCCCCCAAAACCCGTGATCGACGTGGATGAAATCCTTGTTCATGAGCCGGCACAGGCGATGCAACTCCTCCCCGCCGCGCAGGATGCCGTAGCAGAGATTGACATCACCCAAAGCCCCCTTGGCGAGTTCTGAGAGCGGCTTGGCGTCGCCGAACGCACGCGCGAGATTCTCCCCAAGGTCATGGGGCGCGCTATCCGGATACCAGAAGATCAGGGTCATGGCTCCCTGGCGTGATTCATGCTGATTCCCCCCTATCGTCTGCGTCTCACCGAGTAGGGATCGCTCGACAGGCCTCCTGTCATTTCCCTACCCATTTCGAGAACCTCCTCGAGTTCACGATCCGCCTGTGTCGTCACCTTACTCCATGTTCCCAGGGCAAAGGCAACTTCGTCGTAACAATGGTCCTCCTGATGCCGAGTCGCGGGGCCCTTGTCGGGCTCGACATCGTCGAGGATCAGGCTCGGCACCGTGCGCCAGAAATGCCGGCAGTTCTCGGTCACGTAGAAGCCCGGACGCCAAGCAGAGCGGTCCTGCTCGCCGACCAGGCGCGAGACCATCGTGGTATAATTCGCCTTGCGATCGCGACGTCCCTGGCGAAGCACGATGCGCCCTTGCGTGGCGACGCGCATATTCTGTTGGGGAGAGGGCCCGTCCTGGCTTGCCCACATTTGCGGATCTGAAACCCGCACATCGATCGGCGGCAACTCCATTTCCGCTTCCAGGTCCAGGATGCCCTTGGCGACTTGCGCGGCGCTCATGCGGCAGCCGGCGTCGGCCTCCCCATTCCAGCCATACCATTCCGCAAACCGCACGATGGCCCCGGGGGCGAGATAGACCTCAGGCCAGCGCCCCGACTCCTTGAGGAGCGCACCCTCGCTCACCGCATACCAGCCGACCGAGAACGGCTTTGCGGTTCCCCAATCCATCGCCATGACGTGGGTCCAGTGCCGCGGGGGCCGGAACGGCCGGAGCATGTGCTTGGTCCTGTCCAGCATCGAGAACGCGGCGCCGGAGATCACATCCCAATCTCCGTCGCGCAGGGCCCTGGCGCGCTCGAGGGACAGCGCCGTGAACGAGCCTTCATAGGACTGGGTGTCCAAATGCGGGTTGTCGTCCATGCGGGCCGGGATATAGACGCTTGTCCAGCCGGGATTGAGCTTGGTCTTGGTGGTCTGATCATGGAAGACGTGCATCGGGGGCGCCTGATCTATGAACACCCGCCGGAGGAAATTATGTCCGGGGCCTCCGGGATTGCTGCCGATCGCGATCCTCGGGAGAACATCGGCCTGAGCCGGCGCGAACCCACCCAAGCGGACTCGTGTGCGCAGGAATTTGAGCTGGTCCTCGAGGAACAGGGCGCCCTCGTCGATCCCGAGCCAGTGCATTTCGCTGCCCTGGTATTTGAAGATGTCGTTGAGGTCTTCGGCGAAGCAAAACTGCATGAAGCTGCCGTTGTGGAACAGAAGCTTGCGATCGGTCTCCCGCCAGGCCGCGACCTCGGGCGGGATCTGCATTTGCTGGATGGGGATCAGGTGGTTGTCCTTGAGCTCCGGGTAGGTTCGCCGGAACAGATATCCCTGGCATCCCGGATTTTGCAGGCAAGTGAGGATGCCGTCCATGCGCAGCGCATGCGATTTCCCACCGCCGGCCGCCCCGCCATAGAGGATTTGCCTCGTCTTGACGGCATGGAAAACCCGCTGTTTCTCGGACGGCGTGTAATCGAGCTTCCACGTCGCCATTACGTCAAACCCTTGGGGAGATCCTCGGCCTTGGGAAGCAGGACCGCTTCGCTGCCTGCGGCCGCGTTCGCGCTGATCCATTTTCCGCCGACGTACTCCACCCCCGCGTCCGGCGTCAGATCGATCACCCCGGCGCTCGAGGCAATCGCCTGGTCGCGTGAAACATTGATCTCGATCACCAGCTTCTCCTTGCCCGTCACCTCGTCCGGCTTGAACTCCGCCCGCGCAATCCCGCGCTCGAGCAACCACGCCGCCGACTTCCAATCCTTGTCGGCGCTGATCTTGTCGATCATCGACTCGGCCGCCATCGCCCTGGCCTGCAAGAACATCTGGTCCAGCCTCGGCTCCCGCTGCCGATACGCCTGACTCGCCCGCTCCGTGATCCCCGCCAGATCGCACGCCAATCCCAGCGGCATGCACTTCGTCAGATTGTTCAGCACATTCGCCAGCTCCACCTTCGGAAACATGTCTCCCCACTCCGGCCGCGTCACCCTATCCAACGCCTCCACCCAAGCCTGCGGGGTGCTCTTTTCCTGCCAAGTGCGCTCAGATTCCGGCCGCCGAGGAGGAGTGCCCTCCGGGACCTTGAAGAACTTCCCGGGTGCCTGATGCCTCTCCACGAGCGCCTGCGTCCGCGCCACCCGATCCCATCCCCCCTTCTCCGCACGATAAAGAATCGCGCGCGAGGTAATAGGATGCCGCGCCGATATTTCCCCAATCGAGGAGCCGGCTTCCCAAAGAATCCGGATGTTGGACCAGTCAACAGGGATAGCACCCTTTGGGGGTCTGCCGCGCATGCTCGTATTTCGCATTTTTTTCCTGGTTTGGAAAGAGGCACGCGGGGGGATGGCCAAAGCCGCCGCGCTCGCTCGAGAAAAAACGGACATGCCGGGGGTCAAAAAATTCACGGCCGCCAGGCTCAATTCGGCGCATGTGTACGGAGCGCATACCTGGTGGCTGGACTCGGCATGACAGGGCACCGGTGCTCGAGTTGTTGACGGCCCACAAAGCTGCTCCCCAAGGCTCTCCCCAAGGCTCTCCCCAAAGCTGTTCCCCAAGGCTTCTCCTTGAGGCTGGTAATTTCCGATTGGTAATTACGGGGTGCGTGATGGGTGGATGATGACGTGTCTTCTGGTTGACGGACGGTTGACGGACGGTTGACGGTTGCCGGTTGCCGGTTGACGGTTGACGGTTGGTGTCCATTGACGGTTGACGGTTGCGACCCGCCGGCAACGCCAGCAACCGCTCAAGCTCACGGGGTGTGTAGGTAACTACTCTATAGTAGATGACGTTGAGTCCAGGTGTTTCAGGGCTTTTTCCTTCGACACCGACCGTTCAGCGACCGAAAAGTGATCAATCGCTACTACCGCGAGCTCGCCCGGGCAGCAGGATGGGGAGCAACCGCGACTTGACGGGACTCCCCATGGGCCGACCGTTAATTCCGTCGTCGGAAATTACATGCGGAAATTACATGAGGGCATGCGGAATTATCGCTGCTCATCGACCGCTCCCCATGATCTTCTCCCCATCGGCCGCTGACACGGCGCGGCCGCTAACATGAGGAAAGCCCCAAATGACCCAAACATCTGTCAAGATTTTCAACCGCCACAACGGCAGGTGGCAGCAAACTGCCACTGTTGACCCTACCAGGACCGAAGCGCGCACGCGTGGCCCTTACTTGGCCTATGCTGTGCTGTCCGACGCTGATTTAACGGGCGCGTCGCTGGCTCACGCTGATCTGACGGAAGCATACCTAAGCGGTTCCTGGCTAGTTGGCGCGGATCTCTCTGACGCCGTTCTAGTCGACGCTGATCTCTCCGGCGCGAATCTCTCCGGGGCGGATCTCTCCAACGCCGATCTGACGGGCGCGAATCTCTCCGGGGCGAATCTCGAGCGCGCGAATCTCGCCTGCTCAAAACTCGCCGGAGCAAACCTTGCCGGCGCTAATCTGACCCGCGCGTGTATGCACTACGCCAACCTAGACGGCGCGAATCTCTCCGGGGCGACCTTCGTCGGTGCTTCCTTCGCCGGGGCGGTCCCAGTCGGTGCTTCCTTCGCCGGGGCGGTCCGCGCGGGTTCCCTGTTCCGTCAACGGGCGCAACAGGAGGACTGACCGTGCCTCGTCTAGTTGTTCCCAGCAATGCGTCGCCACGCCAACTTTGTTCCATGGCGCGCATCCTGCCTGGCACGCTGACCGCGATCAGCCTCGACTGCCTGCCTGGCGGAGATATCCCAGTCAGGACAGCGGTAAAATACTACCTGATCGCGAGCGGATTCCCGCGCAACGACGTCAAAAACGCTTGGGGATTCAGAGCCCTGATAGAGGCATTCAACGGCCAAAAATGCGTTGACGTCTACTCTTCGGACACCTGGCCTGGCCACGAACAGCCAACCCCAATCCCACAACAGAAGGAACCAGCCATGCCTGATCCCTATATCCCGCCGCCAGTCCGACAGCCGGAACCTACGCCAGAGCCTACGCCAGCGCCGAAGGCAACTGGTAGCCTGGACGCGATCATCGCGGAGATTGCCCGAGGCGAAATCGATCGCGCTCTAGCCAACCGGCCGACGCTGGACGAAGCGCGCATCAGAGAGATAGCGCGCGACGCCGCGAACGTGACACGCGTCGAAATCGTGCTGCCGGGTGCTGACCCGGAGACAATCCCAGGAAGCCATCACAGGCAGTTCCAAACACTGCTCCGGCTCACCGGCTTGCGAATGCACGTCTACCTGCACGGGCCCTCCGGCTCTGGCAAATCGACAGCCGCCAAAAACGCGGCCCTCGCGCTCAAGCTTCCGTTTGGCAGTACGGGCAAAATCGACAGCAAGTATGACCTTCTCGGGTTCCGCGACGCGCATGGGCGCATGGTCAGAACACAACTCCGCGAATCCTGGGAGTTTGGCGGGTTGTTTCTTTTCGACGAATTCGACCGCAGCGATCCGTCGGCGGGCGTCGCTCTCAACAACGGCCTGAGCACAGGCGCTCTAGATTTCGCCGATTGCACGGTCCCAAAACACCCAGATTGCGTGATCGTGGCCGGCGGCAACACCACGATGCGCGGCGCTGACCGAATCTATGTAGCCGCCACGTCACAAGATGGATCAGTCGTAGACCGATTCAAATTCATCGATTGGCAATACGACGAGGACCTCGAGAGCACGCTAGCAGGCGAGGATTCCGGCGCGTGGGTCGCATACGTTCAGAGGATCCGCCGCTCCGCCGCCACGCTAAAAATCGACCTGATCGTGTCTCCCAGAGCGTCAATTGACGGCGCAAAATTGCTTCGCGCGAAATTCGCGCAAAACGAGGTTGAGCAAATGACGATCTGGCGAGGGCTTGATCCCGCGAGTGTCGCCAAAATCAAGGCCGCCGCCGGAGCGCAATCATGAACCGCGAGCCGTTTCACTCCAAATCGCCTGACGTAAATATGACCTGGAGCGAGTTCATCGAATTCGTCGACGATCCGCAGCGACACGCCAAAGCGCTAAATTCTTCGCACGATTCAGCGAAAACCGGATTCCGCAGCCTCGCGTCGTGGGTCGACATGGTCAGCGCCGCTAAGCGCGGTTGGCCGGAAGGGCTGGAAAAAATCCAGCGATCGCTTGTCACGGCGCGCGCCGTTGTGGGCACTGCACGCCGGGCAATCGATCGCTATGACGTGGGAGGGGAGCGGCCACATGTACCGCTCGCCTGCGCTGGAGAGCCACGATCAATGGTCCGACGCGCGCCCATACTCCAGCGAGTCCGCCCATCAATTCGCATCCTGCTCAACATTACTGCGGGATTTACAATTCCAACGTCATACCTGATCAATCGCGGCGCGGCCGTGTTGGCGTGGTGCGACGCGCTGGAAACGGCCGGGTTCTCGACCGAAATCACAACGGTATATGCTTGCGATCACATGGCAATGACCATGAAATATCGAGTCGAGGTGAAGCGCGCTGGCGATAAATTCGACATTGATAGGCTTTCGTTCGCCCTCGCGTGCCCGGACTATATGAGACGCGCTCATTTCGCAATGCAGGAAACAGGCGAGCACGCGCACCGGTGCACGACAAATGGTGCCTACGGCCACGTGGCACGGGCGACGCCCGACGTCGGACAGGTGTACGTCCCCAGCGTGCCAAGCGGATCACGGGCATTTGCAACGCCCGAATCCTCGGCCGTAGCAATTCGCGACATTATCGCGGCCGATTACCCCGGGGTGACAACGTGATCGTCTACCTGGTGCGCGTCATGTTTTGGGGAGCGTTCGCTGCGCTCATCCTGGCCAGGCTGGCCTATCTGTATCTTTAGGGATTCCTGATTTCGCATTGCAGACCTGCAACAAAAGCACTTCGCAAAGCCGGCTCTATAGTTCATGCTCATTTTTGCGAACACCCTGACACGGAGAGAAAAATGACCAAGTATGCATTCGGCGCACAGTACTACCGCGACGCATTTCCTTTCGCGTCCGACGACGCCACGCGCCTACGTCTCACCGGTGTTCTGTACGACGCGGGCGGGACGATCGTCGCGACCGATGGGCATACGCTGCTAGCGGCACAGCCCTACGCGGCTGACCGCGTTGCGCCGCCGCGTGACGTGATTATCCCGGCAAGCAGGGCGCTGTTCGCCGCGTGCAAGGCGGAAAAGCGTGGGTGGCCCAAGTACGTCGTTATCGATCAGCCCGACCCCACGAGCCGCGCTGTCACAATCGACGTGGTGCATGCTGCGACGGCAGCTGACGCGCTTGCGCCCGGCGCGACCGTCATGTTCACGCTGCGCACCGAGCTACTTGATGAAGAATTTGTACACTGGCGGGTGGTCGTGCCGGCCATGCCCGAGCAAGCGCTGGCATGCGCGCCGACGTACAGCGCGCGGTACCTCACCAGATTCGGCGGCGCCGCCCGTAACGACGCGCTGCGCGTCGTACCGACAAGCGATGAGCGCGCGGCGGCATTCGTCGATCTTGGGCGAGACGACGCGTTCGGTATCCTCATGCCCATGAATTATGCCGCCCCTGCGGGCGCGGCGGCCGGTGCCAGCAAGCCCTTGCCTGCCCTGCCGGCGTGGGCGCGCGCCAGCTGACCCAGCGCGTTAGACGTTGCCGGCTACCGCTCCAGCGCGGGCGCGGTAGCAGGGAACGCCGAGAGCGATTCCGATAACACTGGAGAAACTCAAATGACCAAGTATGCAGTCGAGAGGAAAATCGACATGACCCCGATCAGCGAAGACGAACACGCCCTACTGCGCCACGTCATGATGTGGGGGAGTGGCGGTTACCCCATCGATCGGATCGGGCACCGCTGGGTGTGGTCGGATTACCGTGGGGTGGCAGGTTCGCCGATCCGGTACAAAACCAAACGCGAGGCAACCGCGGCCTTCGAGGACTGGCATACCCGCGCACTGACGCGTCTACGCGGCTACGCCGTATAGCGTTAGACGTTGCCGGCTACCGCGCCACCGGCATGGGGCGGTAGCAAGGAACGCCTAGAGCGATCCGATAACCCGTGGAGAGCCATCATGACCACCCGTGAAATTGCAACACATTACGAAATGCTGCGCGCCCGTGCCACTCGCGAGGTTAAGAGCGTCGCGTATCAAATCCATTCAGAAAGCGGCACCGTGTACTACGGGGGAACATACCCCGAACTGCCCGCGGTGCGCGCGGCCATGCACCAGGAAGTGTGGCGGCAATATCGCGTCGCCGTCCGGCATGCAGCGCGCCTCGGCGACAAGTTGCCGGCGGAACCGCGCGAGGATGACGTCAAGGTGCATGCGCATGGGCTGGATACGCTCGCCCTAGCAGAGGTCGGCGCGGCTGCGTTTGTCGCCGCGCATCGCGAGACCGTCCAGCAGTTCCGCGTTTACGCGGACGCCGTGGCTCAGGGCGTGGCACAGTCACCGCCGCGCGCCAAGTGAGGAGGAAAGAACCATGCCATTTTTCCGAGTGAATGCCTCGTGGCGCGTCGACGCCATAGCGACGTCAGTAATCAAAGCGGACACGCCGGCGGATGCGCTCCGC